AGATGAAACAAATTAATTTAAGCAATCAACAAAATAGTGATTGGGCATTGTTCTTGCCCGCTGTTAGTTCATTCTTTATCAGTGGACTGGGCAAACAGCGTGAGGGTGAAAATTACTTTCCTGCTGACCGTATCCCTGCAGGTTTCAACGGTGATGTTGAATGTCTAAACTTTCTGAATAGTCAGAAAGGTTTGTTCAATTACAAATGGGGCTTGTATAGTGCAGGTCACGCTAACCTTGATACTACTGTTGATGATCATGCCGAAAGTATTATTCGTAAGCGTGAACCGGGAACGTTCATGCTAGGCGATAGTGGTGGATTTCAGATTCTCAAGTGCCAATGGCCAGCAGACTGGAAGGATCCTAACTGCCCACGCGCACTAGAAAAGCGCAAGGCCGTTTTGAAATGGATGGATACATACATGGACTATGGTATGTGTTTAGATATCCCATCACAAAGTTTGACCACGTATCATATCAAGGATAAGAAAACCGGCAAGAGTGCGCATGGTATCAGCACGATTGAAGAAGCGATTGCAGCCACACATATCAACAACGAATACTTCATCAAGAACCGTGATGGTCGTTGTAAATTCTTGAACGTAATGCAGGGTCGTAATCACAAGCAAAGTGATGACTGGTATCAAGAAATGAAAAAGTATTGCGACTCAAATATCTACCCAGATAATCATTTCAATGGCTGGGCGTTCGGTGGTCAAAACAAGATTGATATTCACTTGATGCTGAAGCGCCTCGTACATATTATCCATGATGGCCTTTTAATTCCTGGCAAACACGATTTGTTGCATTGTTTGGGTACAAGCATTATGGAGTATGCAGTATTGTTTACTGACATACAAAAGGCTATACGCAAATATCACAATCCAAACTTTATGATTACCTTTGACTGTGCAAGTCCTTTCTATGGTGCAGCGAAGGGTCTTGCTTATTTTAATACTAATATTGAACACAACAAGAAGTGGTCATACAGTATGGAAAAGACTGCTGAAAGTAAGAGTTACGCTAACGACAATCGCAAGTTTAGCGATGCTGTATTAGCAGAAGGTATACACGATGTGTTTACTGATAGTCCTGTAACTGATCGTATGATGTTGAAAGACCTTTGCTATCGCGGTGTAGGATTCATAAATAATCAAGGCAAGGAGACAAAGACAAGTTGGGATACCTTGAGTTACACTCTAATTCAAGCACATAATGTCTATCAGCATATAACGGCAGTTCAAGAGGCTAATCGTCAATATGAACAAGGCGTGATTCCAAAAATGATAATGAATGAGACTTTTGGTATTTACTTTGGTAAGGTAGTTGATGAAGTGTTCAGCCAAAAGACTAGAGAAGATAGTCTAAACGTGATAGAATATTATAACAAGTTTTGGATGCAAATGCAGAGTGGTAGTCAGGGCATCAGCGGTAAACGCACTGTCAATGCTATGACGATGTTTGATGAATTGTTTAGTGTTGATAAAGTTGAAGAAGAGGTTGAAGAAACAATAGAAGATAGTGATGACGCTATCAATGAAGTTTTGGAGAACTAAAATGGCTAATACACAACAGATTCGTATACTAGAACAAAAGTTGCAACAACTGAGCAAGGGTCCTTTCAACACTGATAATATTCAAAAGACCTTAGAAATTCAATCAGCAATCAAACGGTTAAGGCGTCTTGAATGGGAAGAAAATTATGAACGTATCAAAATGGAAGAAGAACGATGAGTGAAGATCCAGTAATTTATCAAACAGAACAGGCTATGGCTGATAAACGTGTTCGCATTAGCAACGCAGCCAAACGATTTATTTGGGTTACCTTTCAACGTGAGGGTATTCATAAATTTCCTGCTGCTGCTACAGATCCTAAACTTGCAGATGTTGCGTTTCTCGCAAACGAACACAGACACATTTTTCATTTTAATGTAGCAATTGAAGTATTTCACAACGATAGGGATATTGAGTTTATCCAGTTCAAGCGTTGGTTAGAAAGTCTCTACCAAGGCACACTGGAACTAAACTTCAAGAGTTGTGAGATGATTAGCGATGACCTCTATGAAGTTATTGCTAGTCGTTACCCAGGCCGTGACATTGAAATCACTGTCAGTGAAGATGGTGAGAACGGTGCCACGATTCGTTATAACACTACAAAACCAAATCTAAATGTAGTAATTTGAGGAGATGAAAAATGTCAAAGGGTGTTAATAAGTCAAATGCTGTAGTCAATCAAATTTTTGATGACCTAGAAAGTTATCGTAATTTCTGTAGGCTATATGGTTATAAGTTTGACGAATCTGATCTATACAGCAATCGTAGTTTTGCTTACAGGCAGTACACCAAATTCTTGCAAGGAAAGTCCTTCAAGGATATGTGGGAAATTGATGCAAAATCTGCCTGATACAACTATCAGGCCCTGGGGCTATTACCGGGTTCTACATACAGTAGGTTCTAACGTCAAACTTAAAGAACTTACTGTTGAACCCGGTAAAAACCTGTCTATGCAAAAACATGACCATAGAAGCGAATTATGGTTTGTCGCTGAAGGAATAGCGACCCTAAATACTTTTAAAAATGATTCCATAGAACATGTATGCGACTATGGTTTATATCAATATGTTATTATAGATAGCGAAGATTGGCATCAATTACAGAACAATCAAGATTTTCCTCTAAAAATAATTGAGATTCAGTACGGCGATAAATGTATTGAGGAAGATATTACAAGGATAAATGTATGAGAAAATTATTTTACATGGGACTTGAGCCATACAAGGCTCGCTATACATTACAACTAACTGACTGGAACGAACGTGTATTCAGAAAGCGTGGGATACATTACGTAATTGTTCCGGGCGATACATTATCTAGTGATCAAAATATCGTAGTTGGTCAAGTCCTTGACGCGCATGGTCGCACACACTATAGCCTCACACAGATGGCTAATCTCATCAAGTTGATGAAGAGTGGCGAAGTCACAAGTGAAGATGTGATTTACTTTGAAGATATGTACACTTCAGGTCTTGAGAGTTTAGCATATATCATCAAGCAAGTTCCAGAACAATATCGTCCAAAGATTTTTGTTCGCTGTTTGGCACAAACTATTGATCCAGATGATTTCTTACATGTATGGGGCATGGATGGCTTCATGCGCAAGTATGAAGAAATGATCAATGAATTCTGTATTATTCTTGCTAGCAATGAAGAGATGGTCATGCATATGAAGGTTGCAGGCTGGAAGGCTCCTATCTACAATATCAGTGGTCTAGCATTTGGTAAAGATGAAGTGCGTAGTCGTGTGAAATCTATCAAGCCATTTGAATTGAAGAAGCGTAGAGTTGTTTTTGCTGCACGTTGGGATCAAGAAAAACAGCCAGACTTTTACATGGACATTATTGAAAAGTATACCAAGGCACACAACGGTGACGTTGAATTCGCATTATTGAGTGGTGCAAAACTACGTAGCAATAATAGTTCATATATGGAACGCACATACAGATTAGAACGTGAAGGCAAACTAAACATCTATAGCGACCTCAGTAAAGACGAATATTATGGGATATTGAACGACAGCCGTGTATTATTCAACTGTGCTTTGCAAGACTGGGTTAGCAATACTGTCAGCGAAGCGGATGCATTAGGATGTAATGTTGTATATCCAGCATATCGCAGTTTCCCAGAAACGTTCGCTAATGATCATACACGATTGTATGTACCTTGGTCACAGGATGACGCATTGAATAAACTCAATCATTGGGTATTCAATGAACATCCACGAATCGGACAAATTAGCGACTGGACTGATAAAACGATAGATAGAATATGCGATATCCTTGAAGGCAAGGGTGAAGAATGGTTGCGTATGAGTACTGATTATCGTAAGCATACAAGAGAAAGCAAATACTAAGAGGTAATATATGAGTTGGCAAGCAACATTGACGATTAACAATAATACTAACTACAACATCACGGTGACACATAATACAGTAGGGGATATTGGTAATATAAAGCCGGGTACTAGTTGGACAAATACAACTAGTGATGTAAACAACACTAACGCATTGAAGTTCTGGCAACAGCCAAACATATGGTTCATGCAAGGTAGTGCTAGTTTTGGTCCTACTGCTGGTGTATGGGTAGATCGTGGTTGGATGGATCCGAATGGTCAAACAATTACTATGACTGCTAATGCGAACGGTACTGTGTTCGTACAAAGCAGCAATGGTGGTAAAGAAATTCTTGCTTGGAATCAGTTTGAGCAAGGTGGTACGATTGAATTAACTTTTAACAATGTAGGAGAAAAGTAATGAGCGCACATGATGACATTTTGGCTAGATTAGCCGACTATCAGGTTGAACATGAGAAGTTTGAGAAGGGCAATAACGCTGCCGGTACACGCGCACGTAAGGCTCTAGGTGAACTCGCTAAGGCTGTCAAGGCACGCCGTAACGAAATCACTGCTACTAAGAACGAACGCAAGGCTGCTAAGGGCTAATGGACATTCAACCTAAAGATACTAGCCGTGGGCACTTTTATGCTAGTATAGCAAAGAGTGTTGTTCGTATAGGTGCAGGAGCATTATTGATCGCAGGTAATATCGTGCTTGCAGGTGTGTTCCTGATACTAGCAGAAACACTAGGGGTCGTAGAAGAGGTTGTATAATGCGTATTGAAGAGGATATCAAATTAGATTTCAAAGATGTACTATTCCGTCCCAAGCGTAGTACATTAAGTAGCCGCAAAGAAGTAGAACTTGAACGCAAGTTTACTTTTAAACATAGCGGCAAGGTCTATAACGGTATCCCCATCATGGCTGCTAACATGGACGGTGTTGGCACACTTAAGATGGCTGAGGAAATCAGCCGTCATAAACTTTTCACTTGTTTGACAAAGAGTCATACATTTGATATGTTGGCTGATAATATTTTTAGTATAGGTACTGATTACTTTGCTGTTAGTACTGGTACTAATGATAAAGATTTAGAAAGACTACAACAGATTTTCAATGTCTATCCTGAAATAGAATATATCTGTATTGACGTTGCTAATGGATACAGCGAACATTTTGGTATATTCGTCAGCAAGATTCGTGAAAAGTATCCAAAGAAAACTATTATTGCTGGTAACGTTGTTACCGCAGATATGACACAGGAGTTGATATTACGTGGAGCAGACATCATCAAAGTTGGAATCGGACCGGGTAGCGTTTGCACTACTCGCATTCAGACTGGCGTTGGGTATCCCCAGCTTAGTGCTATTATGGAATGTGCTGACGCCGCTCATGGTCTTGGTGGCCATATCATTGCTGACGGTGGATGCACTTGTCCTGGTGACATCGCTAAAGCCTTTGGGGCTGGTGCAGACTTTGTGATGTTGGGCGGCATGCTTGCCGGACATGACGAAGGTGGCGGACATATTGAAGATGGACATGTAACCTTCTATGGCATGAGTAGTGATACTGCCATGAATAAACATAATGGTGGTGTTGCTGAATATCGTAGTAGCGAAGGTCGCACAGTACGTGTTCCATATCGCGGCGCTGTAAGCCATACAGTACTTGATATATTGGGCGGTATACGCAGCACTTGTACATATGTTGGCGCAGATAGCCTAAAGAACTTGAGTAAATGCACAACTTTTGTAAGAGTAACACAGCAATACAACGGTGTATTCGCAAATGGCAAATCCTAATATATTAATTACTGCAGGCTGTAGTTTTTCAACAAGTGACGGCGAAAGTATCACTTGGCCTATCCATCTTGAAAAGATGTTGAAGCCTAAAATTAAACTACATTTAGGTCAAGGTGCTTTAGGAAATGGAATGATTAGCCGTAGAGTTATACACGCTGTGACTGAGCAATTAAAAACTCACGATTCAAAAGAGTTACTCGTAGGCATTATGTGGAGTAGTTTTAATAGATTAGAATTATACAATAAAAATACAATTCCACACCATAGTGTAAACCATGGACCTACTCATCATAATCCATTAAAAGTTGCAGGTAAGAAAAATTTTTATCTAATTAATTGTCATTATGAAGATGATACTTCTTCATTATATTACAAAAATTTTTATAATGAAACCTATGCTACAATTCTGACACTAGAGCATATTTTACGTGTGCAATGGTTTTTAAAATCTCATAATATAAAATATTTTATGACTCTTTACATGCAAAGTGCTTTGCCAATAGGACTTAATAAATATGAATCCGGGATCTTAAATGATCCTGATGTAAGATATCTTTATGATTTGATTGATAAAAGTAACTGGTTATCTATTGAAGGCATGATAGAATATGTGGAAACCAAAAAATTTACCGACATTAGATATGCCAATCATCCAAGTACAGAGGAACACCGTTATTTTACAGAAAGTATGATTATACCCCATTTAAAAAGTGTGGGTTATATTGAATAGTACTAAATACATATGCTACACAACGGTAGCATGTTTATACAATTTTTATCCGTGTAAGGAAGGAGAAGTAAGATGAGTTATAACAAAACAAAGACCGATCCTGAGTTGGGCAAGCGTGTTCACGAATATCTAGTTAGTGTCGGCGTAGAAACGCCCACAAAAGAAAATACACTAGACCGTAAAGAAAAGATTGACATCATTGAAGGCCATTTCGCAGCAATCATGCGAACATTGGGTCTTGACCTTAGTGATGATAGCCTAGCAGAAACACCTAAGCGTGTTGCTAAAATGTATACAAACGAAATCTTTTGGGGTCTTGACTATGAAGCGTTCCCTAAATGTACAACTGTTGACAACAAGATGCACTACAATGAGATGGTTGTAGAGCGTAACGTCAATGTACAAAGCAATTGTGAACATCACTTTGTTGTCATTGATGGTCTTGCTACAGTGGCATATGTACCCAAAAGGAAAGTGCTTGGTCTAAGCAAGATCAATCGCATAGTTGAATACTTCAGCAAGCGTCCACAGATTCAAGAACGATTGACTGAACAGATTTTCCACACACTCTGTTTCATCCTTGAGACAGATGATGTTGCCGTCATGATCGATGCACAACATTATTGCGTAAAGAGCCGCGGTGTTGAAGATACTGGTAGTAGTACAGTCACTAGTCGTCTTGGTGGTGGTTTCAAGACTGATCCAGCAGCAAGACAAGAATTTTACAATATCGCAAGAGCAGGCTGTAAGTGACATTTTTAGTAGACACGCCATATACAGCCTGTTACGTCAGAAATGAATTCTTTTTTGACGAAACATCTGGTCATGGTGAGTTTACTGAAGGTTATGTATTTGGTTTCAGGGCTGAACCAGGTTGTGTACCTTTATTTCAAGTGATGTTAGAAAATGGTGCACAATGGGCAAGAGTGCCGGTACATATGATTTGTAGCAAACCATGTGATATATTGCCGCTAGAGCTAAGTGTATGGTGGGATAGTTATAGCAGAAATTGTACTGTGCATGAATTTGAATTTTTACGGGGTCATACAGTTAAGTGTTATGGACGAGATAAAATAATACGAAATGGAAATTATCTCTTTACTATTGACTGGGCTGAAGGTGGTTGGTCAGAAATTCCTGATCAACACAAAAATCATCATGTCATAGCCTTAGAAACAGGACAATGGATAGCATATCCTAACAATAGATTAGTATGGACTGATCCAAGTTGGATAAAGCCTAATCCTAACCTTAGTTGGAAATCACCCAGTAAAAATTACAGCGTAGAAAAATTAGGATACAAATATGAGTGAATTTAATGAAGAGTTGTTTACAAAAGTTTGCACGTTGGAAGCAAAACTTGAACTAAACGAAAAGAAACTTTGGGAACTTGAAAAGTTACTTAAGCAAGCATTAGAAATTATTATTGATACCAACAAGGTGGCAAATGGGATTCACGAAACCGCTAGAAGTAAATGATGTAAAGATGCAACTAATGAAGGCTCACGGAGAAATCTGTAGTACTTACAATGATGGTTGGACATCTTGGGAACTGAAAAAAGAATTGTATGAAATCAAATGGTTGCTTGATGAATGTATAAAACGTCAGCCAACATTTAGTGATGAAGAAGAATGGTTAGACGCACAACATAAAAAACAAATGTGGAGTGAGTTGAAAAGATGATATTCAACAAAGTAAAAGAATTGAAAGATAAAGGACTGACTATTGGTATTACCTTTAGTCAGTTTGACCTATTACATGCAGGTCATATTGCTATGTTAGCAGAGGCAAAATATCATTGTGATTACTTGATTTGTGGATTGCAGAATAACGCAAGTTGGGACAGACCCCAAAAGAACGCACCTATTCAAAGTTTGGTAGAGCGTCAGATTCAACTAAGTGCTGTGCGTTTTGTAGATGAGATTGTAGTCTATAATAGCGAAAAAGATTTGGAAGATATATTACTCACACTACCTATTGATGTGCGTATATTAGGTGTTGAGTATATGCAAAGTGAGTTCACTGGTCGCGCTATCTGTGAAAAGCGTAAGATAAAACTTGTGTTCAATGGACGAGATCATAGTTTCAGCAGCACTAACTTGCGTGAGCGAGTTTGGCAAGCAGAGAATACAAAGAGGTATACAGAATGATTGAGTGTCTATTTCTTGGTGATAGCATCGCTGTAGGTTCACATTCAGTCAGACCAGAATGTGATGTTTATGCTCAAGTTGGAATCAATAGCCGTGATTTTAATAGGAAATATAAGATTGATTTTGCTGCTAAAACTGTAGTGATCAGTCTAGGATCCAATGATTATAAAAATATAAAGACTATCAATGAATTGATCAACTTGCGTAATCGTGTTCAAGCAGATAAAGTATATTGGATATTACCTGCTAATAATTTAGAGATTCAGCAAATAGTAGAAAATGTAGCCGAGATGTTTCAAGATTGGACTATACGTATTCCATATCTATCAAATGATGGGGTGCATCCAACTGCTAAAGGATATAAAAGAATAGGAGAAATCACAGATGACAAAGTATTTTAGTTTTCAAGGTTTAGCAAAACGCCAAGAATACTGGGCAACAACATTACTTACATTCTTTGTAGGCTGGGTTCTATATGTACTATCCATTTTACTAGCGGGTGTGGTCGCTTTTGCTAGTCCAATGACCGGCGGATTTCTTATTATTGTATTTACATTAGCCTGGTTAGTCGGTAGTGTGTGGCTAACACTAGCAACAACTGTAAGGCGATGCCGTGACGCAGACATACATCCATTATGGGTATTGTTGTGGTTCGTACCATTCATCAATTTTTGGTGGTGGATCATTGCAGGTTGTCTACCAAGTGTAGATAAAAATTTTATACCAAATGACAAAACTTGATTTACATGGAGTCCGTCACGGTGATGTAAAAGTCTTAGTGGAAGACTTTGTATATGCCAATCAAAAAGAATTTCCATTAGAAATCATTTGCGGTAACAGTGAGAAGATGATAAAGTTAGTCAAGGAAGCATTAGATAAACATGATGTTGATACACACATGTTTAGGTATGGTGTGGTTATAGCGAGGGGATGGCGGTGATAAACCAAAAGATTGATCAGTATAAAACTATATTATCAATGTTTGCTGATAATACAGAACGTTATAAATTCCTTATTGATTTGGGACGTAAAGCCAAGCCATTTCCTGAAGAATTCAGATTGGATAACTTTAAAGTTCATGGATGCATGAGTCAAGTATGGCTAGTACCTAAATATGAAAACGATACTATACATTACTTGTGTGATAGTGATGCTGCTATCGTGAAGGGTACAGTATCATTAGTCAGCGATATCTATAGCGGCAGCAGTCCAAAAGATATTGTTGAGAATGACCGTAATCTGATGACAGAACTTGATCTAGGGAATATACTGAGTATGAATCGCCGTAACGGTGCATACAACATGCTCAATATGGTAAAAGAGCAGGCAAAAATATTTATAGGGGACAAAACATGAAACTAACATGGGAAAATAACAAAGGTGATAAAGTCATCGTGATTTACAACAAAGATTGTATCACCGATAACGAAGTTAAATTAGACGCTCATATGGCACTTGAACCGATGTGGGAAAGTCTAAAAGCCAAGATCGTTGAAGAATATGAAGCAAGAGAACTTAGTTTTTCTAAACCTTCAAAATTAAAAGACCTAATACACGGATTAAAAAATGCCTAAATATTACAGCACAAAGACATACGGTAATGATCGTGGTCTAAGTTGTGCTTTCCGTCAATGGCGCAGCACACATAGTCATTGTAGTTTACTACATGGCTATAGCATTGGTATACGCTTAGTATTTGAATCAGACACGCTTGATTGTCGTAACTGGGTCATGGACTTTGGTGGACTAAAGAAGTTCAAGCAGTGGACTGAATATATGTTTGATCATACCACACTTGTTGCTGAAGATGATCCGCATCTTGATTTTTTTCTGACTATGGCAAAAATTAACGGCGGATACAAAGATAAAGGTGTAGTTGACCTACGTGTTGTTCCGGCAGTAGGTTGTGAAAAATTTGCCGAAATGGCTTATCAAAAAATGGAACAGATAATTGAAGAAATGAAAGAGACAGAAGGGATAATTGTAAACGGTAATGTACGTGTAAAAAGTGTTGAAGTATTTGAACACGAAGCAAATAGCGCAATTTACGAGGGTTGATATGTCAAAGTCTGAAAAAGAAGTTTTTTATTCTCCAAAACAAATCAATGGGTTTTTATTAAACATCAATAAGCAAATGGTACAAGACAATTTTCGCCCTGATTATATTATAGGAATCACGCGCGGCGGATTAGTACCTGCTTTAAAATTGAGTCATTATCTAGAAATTCCTATGTATGCACTAGGCGAAGATGAAAGCAATCTATGGATGGCTGAAGATGCTTTTGGATATGAGTCGGTGAATGACAAAGGTACTAGTGTTCCAACAAAACGAAAAAATATTTTAATTGTTGATGATATAAATGATACCGGTACTACATTGAATAACCTTAAAAATGATTGGCAATCAGGATGTTTACCACATAATTCTTCATGGAATGATGTCTGGCACAGAAATGTTAAATTTGCTGTATTGATTGATAATGAAGCAAGCGCCTTTAATTGTGACTATAACGGGGTCACAATAAATAAATTTGAAAATCCAGAGTGGTGCGTTTTTCCTTGGGAAAACTGGTGGTTAGAACAAAATAATTAAGAGTAAAAAATATGATTTTAAACAAAAACAATGTGCCCTATTTGAGTAGCGAAGGGATAAGATTTTTAGACGAAACTGGTATTGATAAAGTATACAACTTTGTCCCTCACTCACACCAAGATTATTGGGTGGTACAGTTTTTACATGCTAATGATTTAACTGACGAAAATTTAAAAATCGCTATACCAGAAGAAATTAGACAAAAAGTAAGAGATAAACAAGTTTGGCTTATATTTAATAACTTCCTAGAAGCATATCATAGCGTAGTAGAACCTATATACCAAAAGGCCATTGTTGAGATGGGCTTGCCGGAGTATTATGTATACTTGTTCACACATTGTATGAACATAATGCAGGAAGTTGAAAGAGTCGCAAAAAAATATAACAAGGATTTGATACGTGTCGCAGAAACTCGCATATATGAATATACTGTAGCATCACATGAAGTGAGCGAGATTCAATCACAGCCTGTAGACAAACTCAACAAAACTTTTGATAAGAAATTTGTTTTCTTAAATCGTAGATGGCGCCCACATCGTGCAGGTGCGGTTGCTATGCTTACTGCTAAAGATTTATTGAAGGACGGATATGTAAGTTTGGCTACTTGCGAAGGTAGAAACTGGAGCAACATGTACGATTACTTAAAAGTTTTATTTAAAGATAATCAAGAATTTATACAGACCTTAGAGCAGAATGAGCATAAGATTTGTAGTTTGCCTGAACTTTACGTTGATAAAGATAATCAAAATCAAGTAATGGACTGGTTTACTAAAGACATGAAAAAGTATTATGATGATACTTATTTCAGTGTAGTAGGCGAGACACCGTTCTTTACTAATCATCCAGATTTTGATCCTGGCATGCATTGTAGTGAAAAGACTTATAAAATTATCAGTCAACGACATCCATTCCTTATGTTAGGTGCAGCAAACACGATGTGCCAATTAAGAAACATTGGATATAAAACTTTCCATCCATATATTGACGAGAGTTATGATTATGTCCAAGATGACGGCGCTAGACTAATGATGGTAGTGAAAGAAATTGAAAGATTGTGTAACCTTAAAGGTGATGAACTTAATGAGTTTATCAAAGGTACAGCAGAAATCTGTGAACACAACTATCAGCACTTAATTAACGGGGCAGGCACTGCCGGAAGATATGTTCTTACTAAGAATTAATAAATGAGCGATTGGAAAAACTTTAAACCTAATTGGTATAAAGCAAGAATAAGAGTAGAATCTCCTGCTAAGTTTGAAGAATTAATGCGCTGGATGCAAGCCAATCTACAAGGACATAGAAAGCACACCGTCTGGCGGCTCACTGATGGCGGGTATTTTGAAATAAGATTTAGATATAAGCGCGATTATGAGTGGTTTGTATTAAGATGGGAATGAAAAAACGCACAGTGGTGTATCCTCGTTCATACTATGATACTATACCAGAACCAAAACTTTTAGACGGACGTTTTACCGGTAATGAGTTATTTCAATATAGAATAGATTTTAATAATATTCAAAGAGAACAATTTAAACAAATACGTAATTGGTGTTGGGAAACTTTTGGCTCTAGTTGTGAACTACACTATTTGTCAGTAGATGAAAATAAAGTATGGGCTTGGACTACTGATAGTTATCGTATTAGACTATATCTCAAAAGCGATAAAGAAATAAACTGGTATAAACTACGCTGGCTATGATATACACACCTAAAAAACTAAAATGGAATAGTCTTTGTGAGTTCAGAGATTTTCTATCGCGTGAAACCACTGAAAAAATAGTAGTTTTCAACGGCTACAAACTGGTCACTGAGACTACAGAGTATGGTATAGTTGATGGTACATTAAAAATAAGGGAGAAACAAGTTGAAAGTAAAAGCACTAAGAGACGATCTGATGGTCCAACAGCAAGTAAAGAACGAGTGGGAACACATGGTCGGAGTGATAATGCTAAACCAGACAGGAAGAAAGCCAGTAAAGTACGTGCTTCCAAAGTTCCTAAAAAAGTTTCCAAACGCAAAAAGTCTCCTAAATAGCACACCGGAAGAAGTTATTGATATCATCAAGCCCCTCGGTATGTATAATATCAGGGAGAAGAGATTGCGCGGTATGAGCCGTGATTACTTGACTTGGGACAAAGTAGATGCTAATATGTTGTATGGTATAGGTAAATATGGTAGCGATAGTTATGAGATATTTTACAAACAAAACTATAAAGTACAGCCTACCGACAAAGAACTAATAAGGTATTTGAATGAAGAAGTCAATCAAGGTCAGCGAACTATTCTATAGCATTCAAGGTGAAGGTCGCTATATGGGCGTCCCTAGCGTGTTCTTGCGCACGTTTGGTTGTAATTTCACTTGCGATGGCTTTGGAATGAAACGAGGCGAGAAGTCGCAAGAGAGACATAAGGTCAATCCTAAAGATTATAAAGACTATAAAGAATTGCCATTAGTCAGTACTGGTTGTGATAGTTACGCAAGTTGGGATGTACGTTTCAAGAAACTAAGCCCTACCTATAGTACTGATGAACTAGCAGAAAATATTGTTGACATATTGCCATATAAAGAGTGGAATGATGAACATCTTGTCATCACAGGTGGTGAGCCATTGCTAGGTTGGCAGCGCAGTTATCCGGATTTACTTGATCATGAATTGATGCACAATCTCAAAGAGATCACTTTTGAAACGAATGGTACACAAGAATTATCTAAAGACCTAGCAGAATATCTTGTAAGTTGGCAGGAAGATAAGAACTGGCATCTAACACGAGGATATGATAGTGTGACATTCAGCGTAAGCGCAAAACTTAGCGTAAGCGGAGAGAAGAGAGAAGAAGCGATACGACCCGAAGTTGTATGTGGTTATCAGGATATAGGTCATACATATCTAAAGTTTGTGATCGCATCACATGAAGATTGTGAAGAAGCACTAGAGGTGGTAAAAATATATCGTAGCGTGGGTTTTACTGGCAACGTTTATCTGATGCCAGTAGGTGGTGTTGAGAGTGTGTACAGCCTGAACAATCGTGCTGTAGCAGAGTTTGCTATGAAACATGGACTACGGTATAGTGATAGACTTCAGGTTCTTCTTTTCAAAAACCTCTGGGGTACTTGATTGCCCTTTTATACTGAAAAACTACCTGGTAATTACAGGACAGGACAAACTACATATAAAAGATGTTATAGTTTGAAGCGTTGTCACTATAGCGGCAAATGGTTGTTTTTTCGTAGGGCATATTATATAGAAGTTTCATATATGACAAAACCTGCAGGTTACATATTGCATTATGGATCATTCAAAGAGTTTTATACATGGATAGAGCGTGACACATATATCACTATGAAACTCAAGGGTGAACTCTAAGGCTCTGTAAGTTATTGATTCTATTAGCCTTTTTCTGCTGAAAAATAAGGCTTGACTTTACCCCGAGTATGACATATAATATCTATACATTGTTGAGAGACAATGACGATTTGGGTGATGTAGTAGTTGACTTGTAAATGTGACTGCTATATTATTTGAAGTGTGAGTGCAGTACGTCACTCACAGGTGTTTGTAAGTTTATTTTTTATTCGCTAGTAAAGGAGATTATATATGAGCAATTTTTCTAATAGTTGGTTGGATGCCCTAGATATCAATCATAAGGACAAGATTTTCAATGTTCTTGCCCTTGATGAGTTGGATCTTCCAGCAGGAGCATCTATCGTCACAAAGGGTGGTTCATCGTTCGTCCGTTTTACCGATGCTTTCGGTAATTGGAATGACTATCTGGTTCTCATGCGCGGCATGAGTAAATCAGACGCCTACCGCGAGAAGCACAACATGATTGACACCGCCGGTCTGTATGGTTACTCATACAAGCACGGTGAACCCCTTGAGGTTGCGACCACTGATGAGCAGAAGCGTAGTCAATACGTTGTCGGTGAATGGGTTTGTGCTGTGACAAAGAAGTGTCATATCACCAATCGTTCAATCGCTGACCAAGAAACTCGCGGTCCTATCAATCTTGCCCAAGGTACTATGACTTGGGACTGTGATGGTGAACATGCTGGTGTCTATCGCATTCTGGCATATGGTGTCAGTGATCAAGAAGGCAATCAATTGAAGACCACTCGCTATGAGCAGAACCTTGCTTTGGGATATAGCAAGTGTCCCCGGCGTGATATGGTTCCCCACTTTGAGATGATGCGTAAGAATACTGTAATTCGTGTAACTAATAAAGAGGTGCAATATGGCTAAGTTGAATACAAAGCAGGAGACTAAATCTATGAACAAGAGCAAGGATACTACCTACGTTTCGCTAGATGTTCTATCATTCAATGGCACTAAGGTAACTGTGTTACCTTCTGACCGTCCGCACAACGTTTTGGATAAAAAGCCCGACGAACATGAACGCAAACCACTAGTGGACTTGGTTCAAGAGTTTATTGATGACAGTCTAAGCAAGGTTGCGGCAAAGACCAACAAGAAGAACGGTAAATCGTTTACTGGCTTATATGGTCAGATCGCTAAGTACCAAGAAATTCCTCTCAAGGAATTGTTTAGCGCACTTGCGGTACAGCGCCCAATCAGTCGTCGCCGCTTGAAGAAGATCATGGAGACCTTCAACCCATTGAAGGTTCAATATGTCAACGTGTTGAAGATCAAATTCGAGGGCGTATATTACTATTACATCATTGATGGTCAACATACTGCTGTGTGTTATGGGACTGCCGCTCAATGGGGTTGGTTCATGCCCGACCTTCAACCGGAAGACTGGGCTAATGTCAAGGTTCGTTGTCAGGTCGTTGAATACCATAACTTCACTTTTGCCCGCGAACACTTTTTGGGTATCAACGGCGATGACAAGTTGAAGTTGGCAGCATTTGATAAGTGGCAGAACTATGTGCTTGCCAAGCGTCAAGATAGTCCTGATGAAGTTACACTTGAAAAGTATGAAGATGCTTTCTCACAACAGGAAATCATGGAGAGTTATGGTATCATCCCTATCCATGAACGCAACGAAGATGATGCTGATAAGCCCGGAGCATTCACTCGCGTAGATTTATTGAAGGATGTAACTGAAGAGGAACTTCATTGGATTTGTAAGATTCACCAGATGAATTTTGATGATCTTCCAATGGACGCTTTTGAAGTCAAACCTATGATCAATTTGCGTAACAAGATCAAAGGATCAAAGTCTTTGGAAAACAAAGATGTTTGCGAATTTATTCTTGCTTTGGGTAACATGATCAAGAATACAGTTGTAACACCGGCTAAGTTTCAGTTGCTTGCTACTAATGCTCATAAGGAATGGCATAAAGTTGCGTTCCCTGGTGAGAAGGTACCAAGCACCCCTGATGACTTGTCATTGGCTCTATTGCTGTATATGTACTATGAAGCCGGCGGCACGTTCAATCGTATTAGCAAGTTGTTTATGGACGACTACGATGAGCAGGGTCATACTGTGTTTCATGGTCTTGATAGTGACCTTCAATCTCTGATCAAGGGAGAATAATGTGAGTGCGGTCGCTCTCTACATAGCAGAAATACTTGCTAGGGAAGAGGCTTGGAAGCCTGGCATCACTACGGATCTAAACGAACGTGATGTGGGATACACCAAGATGGGGGATACTGTTTACTGGCATTTTGTTGCCGTCCCCCTGCGACCCGCTTTTAGTGCTAAGATTATTCATATTGAAGAGCAGGGTAAAATTTATTTCAAAAAAGAATTTCGTCGAGGCCGTGATGGAATTCAGGCTACAGAATATATCCCTAAAGATAAACGTTCACTAGATTTTCTTATGGACTACTACCGAGAACAAATTGACAAGTACCCCGGACAAATTGGGATTATCAAACGCAAATTTTTCCCCATGGATAAAGATAGTCCTCATTTGAATAATCTCATTGAAAATGCTATCAAATATCCTAGCAAATATTTGGAAAGCTATTGATAATAGCCCGCTATTTTACGCCGTAAGACCGGATAAGTAACTGTTGACAAAATACAACAACTATAGTAACATAGGAGTACAATGTATAATAAAAGAATAGGCTTTATAATGAGTAGCGAACACTTGAAAGCGACTGGCGGTGTAGGTCAGTATGCTAAAAGTTTCATTGAGTTGATGACTGCTCACAATATCAAAGTTGATATCATAACCGATACTAACCCACACAATAAAGAATTTGTAGAACTACTGAATACAAATGTCATCTATCCTGATGACCCTTATAGTTATGCCAAGCATAGAAACATCTTTATGTATGGCGATAGTTATAACTATGAGCGCATGGCTAACTTTCGTGAAAGCATCATCAAAGCACTAAAGAAAAATCTATACGATGCTTTCATCTGTAACCCATATGAAACAGTACAGGTTGCGGGTTGTCTTGGTCTCATAGATTATATACAAGTCATTGCTTATACGCATTTAGAAAGTCAATTATTCAGAGACACAAAGAATCCATTCTTGGATAGTGTCAATGACATGATGCGGTTACAATTAGAGTTGCCTGGTCTATATATAGGCACACAAAGTAATTACAATAGATTACAGATTGAAAATTCATATCACTTGCCTATACCATTACCCGAGCGTGAACTACTAAAAGAATATAATAATGACCGTGAAGGTGTATTGTTTATCGGTCGTTGGGAAGAAGGTAAAAACCCAGAACTCTATATTGAATTGATCAAGCAAACTGGGTTACCAGCAAAAGTTATCACTAGTGCTAATGGCGCTAAAAAGTTTGAAAAGAAGTTTAATGATCTAAAAATTACAGATTACAAGATCACTTATGATGTTATCGGACAAGAGAAAATAGATTTCATCACAAGTTGCCGTGTAGCATTCAATCCAAGCACTGTAGAGAGTTATGGTATCGCGTTCCTTGAACAGCAGTTACACATGCCAACAGTAGCATTAGAGAACATGCGTTGGACAAGTAACTTTGATAGTAAGCATTATTACACATGTAATAAAAAATCTATGGCTAAACTTATCACAGACTTGTATAATAAGTACGACAAGCCAGAAAAGTATTATGCTGAGGGAGTGCTAAAATCACAACAGTTTTTAGAGGATAATATATTCCATAAGTATGTTGAATGTTTTAGTGACTTCAAGCCAAAAACTAGCAACAATACTACTGCTGGTATATTGGAACATGATACAGTAAAATATAGCGATTATATTGACAGTTTGAATAGGTCACAGATTTGTATTGATGATGTCAAAAGTGTACTATCTAACCGTCATAGATATACAATCATATATACAGACAAGGACACATGGTTGAGCAAAGATCCAAAATTTACTCCTCCAAAAGAGTCAGATAATCTATTTGAGGGTTGGTAATGAGATTAGGTATATTTGGTGATAGTTACGCAGCCTTTGTCGGCAGATATGAATCATGCCCTCCATGGCCAAAACATCTATCAAGCTTATTAAATGCTGAAACTTTTGGTCACCACGCATTACCGGGCACTTCTCATTGGTATGCTTACGAGCAGTTTTTACGACACTATAAAAATTATGATACTATCGTGTTTGTGCATACCAATTGTGAAAGATGGCCATACTTACCACATGAGCAGCAATGCAAGGCATGGAATATAGGTTACCTTCAAGACGAATACATGGATCCTCTGAACAAGATTCGTAAGACTATATTTCCTTCAGCACTATTAGAATTTATAAGCCTTAGTATTTTTAAAGATGTAAATGATAAATGTAGGGAGGCAGGTATATACTTAGTGAATGTTTTTTCATTCCCCGATGATTATGTGATACCTGCTACGGAATTTCCAATCGTAAAACATCTTGATTATGTCAGTCATCTTGAGAAAACAAAGTTTCAAGATCATTTTCCTAAACCAGATTTTTCTTTCAAGGCTAAGTTTGAACAATGGATAAATGATGAAAGTAGATACTATCCTACACAAATGATAATTAAAAGTACAGGTGGACAAGATAGGCGCGAATGTCATATGAATTGTAACAACAACAAACGCCTTGCCTTTATGTTATTTGATTTTGTGAAAAATAAACAGCATGATATAATAGTAGACTGCAAACAAAAAGAATGGGATGTTTTTGATAGTGAAATGGATAAAATATATGATAATTGGTTAAAGGAAGGAACATGAAGAAAGTATTAATAACAGGTAGCAGTGGATATATTGGCAGTCATCTATGTAAGATGCTAAGTGGCAATTATGAGGTTCATGGATTAGATATCAATGACCCAATCGTGCCAGTAGATAAGTTCTATAAAGTAGATATCAATAGATTATTCACTATACCTGATCAGACAGAACCATATTATGCTGTGATTCATCTAGCAGCATTGGTCAATGTAGGCAAGAGTGAAACTATGCCGATCATGTATTATATCACTAATGTCAATGGTACTATGAATGTATTGAATAAGATTCCTACTAAAAACTTTATCTATGCTAGCACAGGGCAAGCAAGCCTTTGTGCTAATCCATATAGCATCAGCAAAAGAGCCAGCGAGGATTGTGTTGTAGAATATTGTACAAAGCATAAGCCACAAGATTATACGATGTTTAGATTCTATAATGTTGTTGGTATGGATGGTATACAACCAACCAACCCAGATGGATTGCTATCCGCACTAATCAAGGCTAAGGACAGTGGTACTTTCACTATTCATGGTGATGACTATGACACACCAGATGGTACTTGTGTGCGTGACTATGTACATGTTTATGAAATATGTAACGCATTGATGATGGCTATTGAGCAGCCAGCGAATGGACTAGAGAATCTAGGGCATGGTGTGGGTAAGAGTGTGCGTGATATGGTTGAGATGTATAAAATCGTCAATCAAACAAACTTTACTGTCAATATTGGACCACGCAAGAAGGGTGATCCTGCCGTTAGCGTATTAGATAGTCCTGGTCGTTACATGAAACACATGTATGAATTCAAGGATTTATTGAAGGTTCAATAATTGTAAATATAACCATTCACTTATTTGTTCATGTCCTAATCTACTAAAATGTGGGTCTTTTTCTGATATTTTATCGTACTTAAGTGTGCCTATTTCTGTATAATTTAACTTGTTTAAAATTTTGATTTGTTTGGCACATTTATCTTTATAATGCAGGTCCCAGTTTGATAATCCCCATATCAACACTTTGACTGGAAAAATATTTGATAAATTTGATAATGCGGCACAATCTCTTATAGTGTTGTAGATATTTTCTATCTCTGTGTCAAAATAAAATCTATGTTGTAATTTAGTATATTCTTCAGGACTATAAGTTCCGCCACCGCGCATAGCAAGATCAATTTTGATTCTTGACCATCGCAATTCATCATTTGTTAGATCATAAAAATTGTCTGTATTATAGACTTCATAACGCCCGCAATCTGTTAGTTGGATAACTGCTATAACTTCTTCTTTACCGTCGTATTGTTCAAAAAACCAATTATAGGTTGTTCTAACGATTCTCTGATTACTAGCACATCCTATCGCTAAATTTACTATTGAATTTGCATTCAATTTATTTCCTAAATGATGAGTCCAAACCTGTTTTAATCTTATCTCATCATTGTTAAATTTAAGGCCAGAACCATATGTAAATGAACAACCATTCGTGAACAAAATCATAATCAGTGGATCAACAAATAACTTCCCAAAACGTCACGGCGGGTTGCAGCAACGTCACCGTCACCCGGCTTGATGATAACGTTGTATTGTAATGGTTGCCCTTGTGGTGTTTGTAACATCTCATCATAAGTCAATATTGAATTAGGATTTATATTATATTGTTTAGCGATACGATCCTTCAATACTTTTATCTGAGTTGGACCCTTATATTCCCATTTTTTAATAACTTTTGGCTTGCCAGTTTTCTTATCTATTTTTGCTTGACCATTTCTATCTAAATCAGGATACTCAACACGTTTAACTAAATCATTAAACATAGTTTTATCAACAACGCTACTATGTTTAGTTTTACTAAAATCTATTTGTTTTTCTTGGGCTCGTAATGCACCGCGACTAAAATTAAACACAAAGTTATCTGGATGTTGTCCTGATGCGATACCTGCTATTTTAGTATAAGCATAAAACTGTATGTCCGGAAATGCATTTGCTACTTCAAACGCTAAATCTTTATAGGCTGGACTAAAGAAGTCGCCTGCATCATGCCATCGTATTACAACCTGTGTTCCTTTCTTACTGTTTTTGTCATATACAGTTTTTAATTCTTTCATCAACATGTTTTTCCAACCTTCTGGATCGTTAATCAAGAAGTTAAGATTACGTGTCATATGTGTGCTTGGAGGACTATATTGTACATAGCCACCTTTACCAACGAAGCAAAATGTTTTACATTGACCTGCTCCTGGGCAAGTGTTAATGATCATAAATTCATTGGTACTTTCATCTACTGCTAATCCAACGATGGCGGGCAAACCGATATTAAAAAATATGCTAGTTGAACCATCACTATGTTTCATCTTGTCGTTTTGTTTCAGGATATATTCAGGACGTGTAGTAAATAATTGTTTTAATTTTTCAAGGTTAAATTCGTAATCTCTCTGTCCAGGTATAGCCTCTATCTCGCCCCCATCAGCAGGTTTGTAAATAATTGGAGTTATATTACTGCTATGAACATATGGAAAATCGTACTTGTCGCGTTTGTCTTTTTGTCTCTTTTCTACTCTTCCTAAATACCCTTTTAACTCTTCTTCACCGGGCTTTCTATATGTTGCGCCCAAAAACTTATCGTCAGCCTCTTCAAGTCCCTGATTGGTTTGTTGGGCAACAAAGTCTGATAAAGACATAACCTCTACGCCCTTTAGCATTGATTGTTTACGCGCTTTGGGTTTAGAATTCTCTGATATGATATCTAAAAGTTTACGGAAATCCATGATGTTGACATTCTCAAATAGTTATAGTAATATTTATCGTAATTATGTCATTCAATAGTAATATCAAGCGTATTGGTTTTGCCTGCAAATGGGCAGAAATCAACAAGAAAGGCGAGATCGCTAGTGCTGACGGGTTCAACACTGGTGGTACTACCCACGCATGGGCAAAGCGTCAGAGTAGCCCGCGCATTGTTGAAGAAAAACTAATGGAAGTTGCTAAACGCAACATCACCAATACACATAATCTAGTCAAGAAGGTCGCTAGTCTTGAGCCCGGTCTGCGTATGGTACGACTAACTAGCGATATGTTCAGTTTCTATACTATGGATGAGTACAAGTACTTCTGGAAATCGCGTGAGGTACAGGACAGTTTGGAACGTTGGATGGCTCCTATCGGCGAGACTGCTAGGGCAAACGATGTACGACTATCGTTTCATCCTGATCAGTTCGTAGTACTTGCTAGCGACCGCCCTGAGGTGGTAAATAAGAGTATAGAGGAGTTTGAATATCATGTGGATATGGCCCGTTGGATGGGGTACGGTAGAAAATTCCAGGATATCAAGATCAATGTACACATATCGGGCAGACAAGGTCCAGCCGGTATCGTCAGCGCACTCGGTAGGCTCTCGCCCGAAGCAAGAAATAGTATTACCATCGAAAACGAAGAAATGTCCTGGGGACTCGACTCCACCCTCGAACTGGCTGGACATCTGGGTCTAGTACTAGACATTCATCATCATTGGATCAAGACAGGTGAATACATACAACCCAATGATGATCGTATCAAGCGTATTATTGACAGTTGGCGTGGTGTGCGCCCTGCTATGCATTTTAGCACATCACGCGAAGATGGCGTCATTGAGCGCAATACAACCGAACGACATGACCTACAGCGATTGATGGAAAGTGGGTATAACAAACAGAAACTACGCGCACATAGCGACTATTTCTACAACGATGCTATGAATCGTTGGGCATATGAACATTGGCAGTGGGCTGACATCATGTGCGAAAGTAAGGCTAAAAATCTTGCCAGCATGAAACTTTACGATACATATAAGAGTTATGTTTGAGAAACTAAAGAATCTTTTCAAAAAGCCAGAGCCACCTAAGCCTGCAGGTAAACCTAAGGCTGAAAAGAAACTATCGCCAAAAGAAGAAGCAAATAGTAAAGGCGAACCTTACATAGCAATTTTAAAAGTAGATTTAGATCCTAATAACTTAAATAACGGAAGTTTTGAGTTAGATTGGAATGACAAATTTATAGTAAACTTAGTGAAGCAAGGTTACAAATTAAAACCTACTGATACTGACAATGACATCGTAGACCGCTGGTTTCAAACTGTTTGTAGAAATATCGCGCTAGAAGTTTACGAGCAAGAAGTTGCTGACCCTGATAAACGTGCCCCAAATGACTTGAGAGTGATCGGTAACAGAGATTTGGGTAACGGTCGTACTGAAATCAGTTAATAATGTAAAAGTATCGTGGCTAAAACCACTAAGAAAAAATATACCATTGAACATCTTGGTAAGGTTTTGTACACCGACCATTATTATGACCTGCCTGTTGAAAAATGCCTTGAATTAAAACAAAAGTATTATACTAAACCCGACTACAACCTTGTAGAAGAAAATTTGAAAAGTGTAAAGCGCGGTGGTACTGGGATAGGTGATATAGTTAACTATTACTATAAAGATTTGATGGCAAAAGTAAAACTTGAAACACCACGCTGGAGCATAGAAGAGGTATTTGAGTCTAATGATCTAATCAGATATTTTTATAGCCGCACACTAAGCAGTGAAAAAGTATATCCAAAAACAAATAGTGATATTCAAAATTTTGAGACTGCACTAAGGATATCAGGTGGAGGCGTTGCTATGAAGCCAAGTAACTTTCCAATGCAGACGGTTGACCATATTTTAAAGTATTATAATGTCAATAACAAATATTATGATTTCAGTTGCGGTTGGGGTGTGAGACTACTCAGCGCCATGAAAAATAAAGTAGAATATTATGGAACAGACCCTAATAACCTATTGGTTGACAGATTATTTGAAATGGCAAAGGATTATGATACTGTAAACCTTACAGATAGCAAATACGACATACGATGCCAGGGTAGCGAGGTATTCGTTCCTGAATGGGAAAACACGATAGGATTAGCATTTAGTAGCCCTCCTTATTTCAACCTTGAAGATTACAGGATAGGCAATCAATCATACAAGCCTGGTACTACATACCAGCAATGGTTAGATAATTATCTGAAGCCTACTTTATCTAACATTAAAAGATATCTCATTGATGAGGGCAAGTTATTGATTAATATAAAGAACTTTTCAAACTATAGGTTGTACGAGGATACATTATCCTTGGCAAAAAGTTTGGGCTATCATCATATACAGACCACTGACCTAAAAAACAAGGTAAGACCTAGTGCCAAAACCAATCTGAATACAGATGAAAGCATAATGGTACTGTCAAAAAACAAAGTTGAACCTGCAGGTATCACGTTGTTTGATTTTGGGTAACGGTCGCACCGAAGTTAGTTGACTTTCGCAATCACACAGTATAATATACGAATATTATTCTGTTAAATAGGTGTGCTTGTGAAATACGCTCTCATTGATACTGCTAACACGTTCTTCCGTGCCCGACATATCGCAAGTCGTAACAGCGATACATGGGAGAAGATCGGCATGGCATTACACCTGTCATTGTCTAGTGTAAATCAAGTTGTACGCAAATATGGCATTGACCATGTTGTGTTCTGTCTTGAAGGTCGTAGTTGGCGCAAAGATGTCTATCCTCAGTACAAGGCACATCGTAAGGTTGCTGAACAAGCGTTAACTGAGAGTGAAGCAGAAGAAAATAAAATGTTCTGGGAAACGTATGATATGTTCACTACGTTCCTACGTGAGAAAACAAACGTCAGTGTGTTACGCCATGAACGGGCTGAGGCAGATGACCTTATCGCAAGATTCATACATCTGCATCCCAACGATGAACACTATATCATTAGTAGTGACACTGACTATGTTCAATTGATTAGTGATAACGTAAAACAATATAACGGTGTCGCTAACCAATTGATTACCCTTGAAGGTTATTTTGATGACAAGGGTAAACCTATCAAAGACAAAAAGACTAAAGAACCTAAACTGTTAGGTGATCCGCAGTTTCATCTCTTTGAGAAGATCATGCGCGGTGACGCAGGTGACAATGTGTTCAGCGCATATCCTGGCGTTCGCACTAAGGGTAGCAAGAACAAGGTTGGCTTGATTGAGGCTTATGCTGATCGTACAAAGCAAGGTTTCAACTGGAACAACATGATGCTACAGCGTTGGGCTGATCCTGACGGTGTTGAATATCGTGTCAAGGACTTGTATGAGCGCAATAAACTTTTGATTGACTTGACCGCACAGCCCGACGAGATCAAGGATCTTGTTGATGTTGCTATCACTACCGGCGTGCGCATCAAAACTACTCCGCAGGTCGGTATTCATTTCATGAAATTCTGCGGCAAGTATGAACTCAACAAAGTCAGTGAGCAGGCTGAGACTTATGCTAAGTGGTTGAACGCGCCATATACTGGCCAATATAAAGATATCGCAATGGAGGTTGCATGACAGAGTTAATCGCTAAACCAATTATTAAAGATCAATACTGGGTCGTTACTGACGGTGAACGTAAGGTCGGTAACGTCCAAGCCAATAGTGCTGGTTATGAAGTCATCCTTAACGGCAGCACATTGCAGTTTAACAATACTTTAGATATTAAGAAACAGACTAAGATCAGTTTTCAGCCCATGAAGTCTAACAAGACTAAGGTAGAACTGCCCTATCCAGATTACCCTGTACCTAATAAAATCTATAACAGTTTTTTTGACGTTAAACGCAAGTTGCATATTTTTACTAAAACCAAAAAAAGCAAGTGCTATCATGTCGCAGGGTGGTTTTTAGTAGAGCAGAATGGTCAAAAACAAGTCACTTTTTGTCCAAAATACATCTTTATTCAGCGATATCAGTATACTGGGCCATTTAAAACAGAGGCCGAGGTAAATAGTCTACTAAATACTTGACATGGTTAACATAAAACTGTTTTTTGACAAAGTTTCAAAACTTGAAGGGAAGAAAACAAAAGACCTAGTATTAGCGATGAGCGATGCTAAATTGTTAAGGGATGAAATAGCGAAATTACTTATAGATTTAAATGAGGCTCAAAAATCTAATAAGGCTGAAGAAGAGGTAGTTAAAGTAGAAATTAGAGGTGGCACATTTAAATGAGTAGAACACAGCCAAAAATAATTTTAGAACATGTTGATAAGATAACATATAAATGCGATCAAATCGTAGAGGCGAGCGGGATCTGGGCAGTATTTTATGATGGTCAGCCTATAAACTTAAAAAGTCAACATTATCTCGCTAACGAGGTTGCCCCTAAATATAAAAAGACGAGTTTCAGCAATCCAGGACATGCTAGAAATCTCTGTCGCAAACTAAACGGTTTATTCAAAACAGATAAGTTTAGTGTAGTGTTCATGAATCAAGGACGACAAGTTTATCCTGATGAGTAATAAGAAGGAAATTCTAACAAGAATTATACTTGAGCAATTACCGTCGTATAGTGAATTTAAAAAAATTCCCGAAGAAAAAACCTTGATGCGATGGTGGATTACTGGACGAAGCAGTAATAACCTAAGGTTGACAGAAGAAGGAAAACAAGCATTTGATCTAGCAGAAATTGAATTTTTTGATTTTCCTTTTTACACTGATCAAGAATACAAAGACCTTAAAAATGCGAAATCAAATCATTGGACTGGAAGTAAACTCACTATTCGTCTAAAGAAAATAGATTGTCCTTTTTATATAGGACTTAAAACTGCACATAAAAAATCAGCATATATAAGAGTTTACGATAGCAAAATCGCAACTATCATAAGTTTATATGGAAGCGTGTTAGAATTTTTAGAGTCTAAAAAATGAAAAAACCAATCGCAATAAATCCAGAAAAAAATAATAATCTGATCTTTCCAGAAGAATTATCCTCACACATACTCACGCATGCCTATCTTTACTTACAACCTAACGGTTGGTTTAATGATACACCATGCGATGAAGACGGAACCACTCCATGGTATACTTTCCCAGCCATCAAGTTCTTGAAAGATATTATCAAACGTGAATGGACTGTTTTTGAGTATGGTTCAGGATATAGCACATTGTTTTTTAAAAATAGTGTACAAAAGTTGGTTAGTGTAGAGCATAGTGAAGAATGGTACAATTATATAAAAACTGAATGTCTAGATTTAAATATTGAACTTGCGCCCCAGAACACAGAAATACATCCTGACGCATCAAATTGCTATAATAACTTTATACAAAATTTTAAGCAGATAAGAACGCACAATTTTGATCATGATCTGATGCATGGTCTGATTAATGATGAATTTGCAGGATACGCAAGTAAGATTTATATCTCTCCAGCCAAACATTTTGACCTTGTTGTTATTGATGGAATGGCAAGAGCATTGTGTGCTGTGATGACGGTGGAGAGTCATAGATTAAAAGACGGCGGCATCATCATATTGGACAATAGCGACCGTTGGCAATATAACCCAATACAGGAATACCTGATACAGCATGGGTTTGGAAGAATTGATTTTTACGGTTCGGGTTGGAACAACCACGCAGGTTGGTGCACAAGTTTTTACAGTAAATCTTTCCCAATAAATAATAATAATGTTTTACGAAAAGAAACAGCATCATACATCAATACATAAAATATGAGTGAAGAAAAGAAAAATCCAATAGCGGATATACTAGCAAGAAAAAAGGCACAACAAAATGGGCATAAAGGAAACTTTAACCCAAAACAAGGAACTACTGGTAAGGTCAATAGCAAAGGATTCGGCGGTCCTGCTGTTACCCGAAAAACGGGCAGGGGTAGTTGACCTAGTAGTTTAAACCTGTTATAATTTGCTATCTGTTCTTGTAATGTAGGTATGCAAATGAAAAAGTTGTGTGTGATTTCTGTGCTTGCCCTTTCAGGTTGCGGGGGCGGAGGTGGTAGTCAACCATCTACTCCTGCTGCTTCTAGTCCTCCTGTAACAACAACGTCTACGCCACAGGAAGTAGTCTACTTCCGTGAAGTAAAAAACGCTATTCCCAGTCTGTCACCATACTATGATAGGACATGTGGGCACAAGACTAACAGTTTTTTAGTACCTGCTGTAGATTTAAACAAAGACAATCGTAAAGATTTATTGATAGTCTTGTGGTGTGAAGCCCCTACTTGGGGAATGACTATGGAAGGTCCTACAAAAAATACACTTGTGTCTCTGATACAAAATAGCGATGGGACATTTAGATTAGGTAATCAAGAGATATTTGGTAAAAGTTTTGTTGATTTGTCAGGTCTGATTGCTGAAGGTGTTGATGTTGCTATAGGCGATTATAATGGGGATAAGAATCCTGACATTCTTTTTGTCACCACGTGGGAAGATGGTAGGTTTGGATCAGTGAGTAATGGGCAACATAGTTGGAACAGTTGGCCAGATGTATTGTTAAGCCAGCCTGACAATTCTTATAAGGTTGAGAGAATTGATAACAGAGCGATGTATAACGAGGCAATCCTTATTAAAGGAAAAGATCGTGATCTCTTTAGCAGCAATGGATATATCTTTTCTTATCAAAATCAAGTTTGGTCAAAGACATATATCAACTTTCCTCCAAACACCGAAACACAAGGACTTTCTAAGGCATCTATATTTCTAGACAGCAATACTGTCACTATGGGTCTAGAAAGTAAACTGAATTTCGGTTGGCAATTAGGTTCAATCAACATCACTAACTGTTGTGGATTGGGTGATCATACTAGGTATACACTTAATGACTCACTTATTTTAAGTCCCAAGAAGCAAGTTATGGTGTATGGCAATGCTACGTCGGGTGATTCACTAGAATCACTGGCTACTATTGATGATGTTGAATATCTTATGCCTTCATATAATAGTGCTTGCGTGTATACCGAAGGTCAGGATACTTATGTCGCAGCAGAGTTTTTCGCACTCAAGTTGCTTGACAAGTATACTGGACAACGTTTGTCATGGTATTCATCTAGCAATACGTCGGGCAACGTAGACTTTCGTAATTCTGTGACCCGCGTACATCTTTTTAAAATCACTAATGGAAAAATTTCAAGAGTGAAGCCTGCTGCCCTCAATAAGGATATTACCACTACACACTATCTCAATTGTGTAGACGTTAACAACGATAATAAGATGGATATCGTCGCATACCGTTGGGGACACCAGCAGGAAAAAAGTGTGATTTTTCTAAACAATGGAAATGGGAATTTTACAGAAGTTCCGTCAAGCAAGATTCCAGATATCCTCAAGGTATATCACGGGCATCATGCTATGTTCAGCGACCTCAATAATGACAACCGCACAGAGATTATTTACGGTCCTGGATTGGGCTACCCAACAGGGTATGCTGGAAATTACACGGATTATCAAGTGTTTCAAAGCGTAAATCCTTTATAAATCAATAACTTACGCGAGGCTTGACTTTAGGTTGGATTGGGTTCATAATATGTATATACTGAATTGACGGAGATTGATATGCGAGTTTACAATCCTACTACGGGACTTGAGCGTGAAATGACAGAGCAAGAGGTTCGTCAGGTTCGCATGTTTGGTTGCACCGAACAGCAGATGCGTGAAGCGGTCGAAGAAAGTTTTACTTTCCGCTTCAGTGGTCCTGCTATGATGGCTATGAGCCTGATGAGCGATGCGCAGGAAGAAATAGTGCGTGACATGAGCGAGGATGCGCGCCAGACACTCAATCGCGCCAAGTGGATTCTTTCTACTTACTGCATGGAGAACAAGTAAAATGGCGAATAAAAGTTTGACACAAGTTGCTGATACTCTTGCCACGATTGGCTATGTGATCAGTATGGAAGGTGAAGATGTTAGTAGCGAGGATCTTTACTCCTATGCCACCGACCTTGAAACTGCTATCGCCGCGCTACTGAGCAAGGCTAAAGAGAAAGAAAATGAACTTGCGTAAAGGCGAAAAGATTACTGTTAGGTCAGAAAATGGTATGGGCGTAAACTGCCCTATCGTTGACTTTAACAGTAAAAAGTTGTGGGTTCGTTTCCCTACTAAT